GTTTTTATGTCATACCATTCAACCTCATCATTGGTTTTATACTTATCTAACCTACGTTGAAAGTCATTGATAGCATCATGTATTTGAGCCAATACATCTACATCTCTTTGATAAACAAAAGTCCGTAGTGTTGTGCCACGATACAAGACACACACTGCACCCCAAGTTGCACCGACTGTATCCATTTGCATTTGCAGTTGTAATGGGCCACGATAAAGTGGTAGTTGGTCAGCACTTTCTACCTCATGCGCAGTTAGCTTGGCTTCGACAATGCCTACACCTTCTAGCCTTATCTCGTCCTCATTAACACAAATAATACCTTTATCCAAGTCAGTCATAATCATTGAGTCATTGCCTTTGACATCACCATCTAAACTACATGCGAATGGCAAATCTTTGTGAAAGTAAGGCTTGGGATGTTTAGTCGTTAAATCTTTGACATCTAATCCTAAACGTTTACATGATTCAATTAAGATAGTTTCCTCTAAAGTATTACCCCAATCCATTGATTCATTAGATATAAATGGTGGTTCAATCCCTGAGATAATATCCATCTTTTCTTTTAACAGTTCATTGACTGTTTTAAACTTACTAGCACCCATCAATACAGGTATCTCGGATGCTGAAAGTTGGTCATTTGGTGTTACTTTTCCTACCATGTTTACTCTCCTTTTCTTAGGTTATTAAAAGCCATTGATAACTCTTGTCTTGCATCATCATCTAATTGACTTATGACGGCTGTTGAGCCAAGTTCTAGCACGAGTTCACCAAAATCTCTAATCAGAAAATGTTGGTGCGCCTCTTCTAGTTCTTTTTGCTGTTGGAATCCGTCCATTGGGATGTCGTCCTCATCCCCGAAATATTCGTTAGTTCCTCGGTTATCGTTCATTGTTTGTCTCCTTTTAAAGTTAATAACACACGATAATATCGTTTAAAGATGCAAATCCATCTTTAAGTAATATTGAAATATTGAAAGTATTGTCATCATCTGACACAACTAAATTTAATGGCTGAATTAGTGATGTAGGTATCTCATCAAACTCTTGAGAACTTACAGATATGTATGTTTTCTTTGAGTTTCCTGACCAAATATATAAAGCACTAAAGCCACCACCTGTTGATGATTCCCTGTATTCTAATTTTCGATCATCAAGCCATTTTTTAATTTGACCATTCATGATTGCACCTCCACATTGAAATTATTTTTAGTTACGATTTTTCCATAAGAACCCTCAAAGAAATCAAATAAATCACCATCTAAAATATCTTCTTTGGTTAAATCACCATTGTCTAAATCTTCAAGCACCTCATCAATGATGTCATTGAGTGTCTCTTTACTATACAAGGGAGTTACTTCACAGATATTTGGCTCAAACAAAAATGCTTTAATGGTGTCATCGTATGGCATGAAACCAATAAAATCACAATCTTCTCGGTCATTGTCATAACCAAATTCTGTATTATAAATAACCTGTAAACCTGGTATGACCTCTTCACCACCTGATGTGATTCTGCCACGAGTATCTTTAGTGACTTTTACATCTTGACCAAGGTCATTGATATAGTTTTCCTGGATGTGTGATTCTATGTCAGAATCATTTTTTGCATTGATGATCGACACGCCTGAACTTGACATGTCATCACCATTGGTTACATGAATGATTAAATATTTCATAGTTTATTTTTCCTTTTCAAAGTTTAAAAATAGGTATCTCAACCTGGATACAATTATATATCATAGATATCGTTTTGTGCAAATTTAATTACTGCGGCCATTGAAATTGGTATCTCAACCTTTATGATCGATCATTGAAATATAGGGCCATATTTCGATCATTGAGATATTTGGAGGCATTTTAAGGCGTTCTAAGGCAAAAAAAAAGGGATGCCAATGGTATGACATCCCCCTTTTTAATCCTAGTTATTTAAAATAATGTTCTAGCAACATGGCACAAAATCCAACTACACAGATTGCTAAAAACGGCATTGAGATAATTAATAATAAATTCATTATGACTACCTCCTGTTTGTGATTTCCATCCTTGAACAGTCAACGATATAAGTTCCATTATCAAAGTTTTCTGTGTCAAGATATTTGCATTTATCTAAACCGAGGGATAGATTGCCCTCAATCTGTTCATGAATAACACCTACTAGCCTTGCTTTTCCGTAGTCTGTATCACCTAACCTATCATTCATTAGGGATCTTGTAAGGTCTAAAAAGTGTTGAACATCATCTTCTGAACCATGCCAATGTAGATAGATTCCTAAATCATCATCATTGACTGTGTTTTCTTTGTTGTTGTCTTTTAAACAAATAACTGCTCTATTACCCATAATAATTTCACCTTTTAAAGTTTATAAAATGATTATCAAATGATAATCCCTAAGCACCTTAAATAAGATGCTAAAAGGTATCACTTATATAATGCAAAATGAGTGGCAAAATCTCTCGTAGTATGGCTTTGAGGTCTTTCATAACCTATCTGTTTAATAGATTTACCTCTATATTTATATTTGAATTTGCCTTTGTAATGCTTTTTGACCTCATTGATATACTTGATTGGAATCTTGGAGTGAGTTGAACTTTCCAACTTTGGTGATTCATATCTTCTCAATACCCTAGTTATTTCATCAAAGGTGAGTGGTTCTGAATAGGTGATATTTAAAACTGATTTAACTAACATTTTTTGTAGTTTATCGTTTTGATGTCTTAACCTTGAGAATTCATCTCTAAAATATTGTAGATTGTGATTTTGTCTGTTGATGTAATCCATGATTTTATTATTGGCATAATCAAATAAATTTGTAATATCATCATGAGGGTTCATGATTGGATAGGTTAAAGAACGTGTTTCTGCTTTTAATTGATTAAATGCTGATTTATGTTTATCCATTGTTTTATACCTTTTAAAGTTTATAAAATGACTGTTAAAAATAACAATCCCATAACACCCCTTGAGATGTTATGAGTTGATACTTTTATAATTGATTCTCTAATATTTTCATGTATTGAATTCTATCATCAACCACATTTGAGGGTATTTTGCATGTCATCCATGCAATTTGTTTAACCCTCTTTAATGTAATTCTTTTTTCTTTAATGAGTTTCAATACAGATGGATAAACTTCAAACTTATTTATATATCCTAGTCTGAAATCATCAAACATTTTTATAAGATAACTTTCATCACTTACTTTTTTCATTATGTCATTCATTATGATTTCCTCCCTAGTGCATGACCTAATTCACCCCAAAAGGCGTGGTCAAAATGGTCATTGTGGGATATAAATTCACACCATGTTTCAGACTCAATCATATAATCTAACAATTCATTCCACCATATGAAATGGTCTTTCATTTCTTGAACGGATGCACTCCAATTGCCGTTGTAAAATTGATATATTAAAGAGTCCCCATTGGTGAACATTGGAACTTCATATTCATCAAATGTCATGGTTGCATCATCTTGTGGTAGTTCTGCATTGAGATAATCTAAACCTAATAATTCTTTCTGTTTAGTTAATGGTGTTTCATTTGTTGCAAGTTTATTAAAGTTATTCATTGCTGATAGTTTCATAATAATTCACCTTTTATGGTTTATAAATACTCTCTAATTTGAGAGCTTACCGATATCTTAATTGATGTAATTTTAAAATGCAACTATTAATAATATGAAATCAGAAAAGGCCTCAATATATAATCAGTTGTCAATTGATTGTCATTAATGCAATTTACATATCACATTAAATGAGGATAGATATAAGCTAGTTGGATTTGAATGTCTTAAACATATTACACAACACACCAAAGCTTGTTGATAACATTGTTGATACCCTTGTGTATTCGATCTAATAAACCCTGTGGATAACCTCTAATAAACCCTGTGGATTTCCTGTGGATAAGTGTACCTTTGCCCCCCGTACCCCCTACCCCATATATAGGGTGTCATACACAAATTTTTGCTGATAATCTCAAAAAACTGTTTATAGGAAATTGTTGACTGACTGATCGTTACAATTGATCGTTACGATATGATTGTTTTTAAGAAAGTCTTTTTTAAAGACTAATATGACAACATATTATCGTTACGCTATTGACTCCACCTTGATAGTTAAAAGCGACAGAAAACCTAACCCGTATAGAAAAAGAGTATTTTCGATATGGGGTCACTCCCTTAAAAAGGAGGGATGGCTCTCGTTTATCTAGTATAGGTTATTAACCTCCGCTTTCACGATCCCTGTACTCTCTATATATCGATGAACTGATATGGATTATTAAGGTATCTCTGCGGTTAAACTCGTTTATTCCCTTGGTCACCATCTACCGACGGGAGGGGTGGGTAATGCCCCCGTATTTATTAATTTACAGTATTGAGCAGATAAGTCAATTAGTTTATTTACTTGACCAACAATATCTATGAGATATACTTATTGTATGGAATATAAGATACCTGAGTCTATAGAGATAAAGAAGTTAAGAAATAAGGATCATAGACACTTTGTTGTGTTGCCGTTCAAAGCGATTATAGATAAGAAAGTATCTGCCGCCAATATAAGAACACTCGGTATATTAGCAGCCTACTGTAACAAACAAGGATTTAGTATTGTTGGCTTGAGGACAATGGCGAGTAAGTTACGAACAAGCTATCAGAATGTCTTTAACCAACTAAAAAAGTTAGAAGAGCTAGGATATGTAGAGAGTAGAAAGAAATCTGCCTATCCAGGCATCAGAGGTAACTTAAGACGAATTATATTTGATGACTCAATCAAGTGGGATGATGTTAAAGGTTATATGTTGGATAACGAGGATATTAAGCATATAGTAAAGGTAAATAAGATTAACAACTTTGAGGAGTAGTTATGATTGAATTTGCATTTGTTATGGTAATTAATTTAATGCCTGAGCCATTTTCTAAATGGGAGTATGTTGGAAATTTTAACTCGTGCCAAGAAGCGGTTTTGTATGTCAACTTACATTATCCAGATCCAAATAAAGTTGAAATGGAGTATAAGTGTTTACAAAAAGAATATATTTCCCTACCAAAAGATACACAGATTATTAATAGAGACATGAAGAATGGATCTGTAAGATATTATGATTCGCATGATGTCTGTAAAGTAAAAAGGAATTGTACTGAAACTTAAAGAGTTTTATAGATTAATATGCGATGAGTTCAATGATGGAAAAAACTTAGAGTATAAGTGGACGAGAGCAGATGGGTATTGGAAAATGACTAAGGGGTTTTTCAATGGTGGTCGGTCAGTCTCTCTCCACGCTGTTGCTGAAGCTTTAATATACGATAAGCAAGTAAAAGAAATGAAGAAGAAGAAGAAGAAACCAAGAAGTAAAAAAATTATTAATAAATATAAAGGAGATTAGCGTGAGTGATTTGAAACCATTTCTAGTTAGACTAACACCAACCAGTGTTGATCTGCTAGGTAAGGCAGCAAAGGAACAAGAAAAGACTAAAGCTGGGATTATTAATGAAGCAATCAAGTTTTATCTTGGCAAAGACATAAACAGTAGACTAAACAAGTTATGAAAAAAACTGTTCGGCTAGATTTACCTTACCCACCAAGCGTTAATACTTATTGGAGGGCAAATGGACACAGAAGATATATTAGTCCAGCTGGGGTAAAGTTTACCGAAGAGGTATCGTTTATTGTTAAAAATAAAAAACCGCGAACATTTGGCGATAAACAAGTTGCCATAAGCGTAATGATTCATCCTAGATCTAAACGAAAGTTTGATTTAGACAACACCTTAAAAGCTATTTTAGATGCATTAATGAAAGCTGGCATGTATGATGATGATAGTCAGATTGAATATATCGAGATTGCTAGAGGGGAACACATCGATGGCGGTAAAGCTGTCGTACATTTATATGATTATATAGGAGAAGAACATGGCTCAGGATTATGAAGTTAAACCAGGACAAGGATCAGTTTGGCCGAACGACCGCAAAACAGAAGATTGGCATGCAGATCATAGAGGGAAAATATTATTACCTGATGGAAGTGAACACTACATCGATTTATGGAATAACGAAAAGGGTGGAAAGACTTGGATGGGGATCAAGATTGGTAATCCTGTTCAGAACTCAGGTAGCCCCACACCAGTACAAAATAAAGCCCCAGCTAGTGCGCCTGAAAGTTTTTCAGAAATAGAAGATGATTTACCCTTTTAATGGCTGAAACTAAAAACAAAAATAAACCTATCCCTAGTTTATCTGGGTATGGCGGTGTCCGAACGCTACAGAGAAATCTGGAGAAAAGCACGACACTCGCTGCAAACAGAGAGGCTGTCGCGTACAGCCTTCTTTGTATGGCAAACACTAAAATAACTGATGTTATGGAATGGGACGATAAAGGTAATGTTCAAGTTAAAGCAAGTAAAGATATTCCTGAGCATTCACTACAAGCTATTAAATCAATTAAAATTGATAAGGATGGTATGATAGCTGTAGAGTTTTGGGACAAGGTACAGGTATTACGCTTACTTGCAAAAGCAAGTGGCTTACTTGATAACCCAGATGAATCCGATAAACCAAGTGTAATTGGTATTAATATTAAAGCACCAGAGGTAATAGATGACGAATCCTAAAGATACGCAAGTAGGTGGTAATCACTATACTAAAATGAAAATCCAACCTATGGAATTTTCTATGGCTAATCAACTTAATCCTATGCAACATACAATCATTAAGTATGTCACAAGGGTAGACCTAAAAGGTAATGGTGATGAAGATATAGATAAGGCAATACACACTTTACAACTTTGGAAGCAATGGAGAAAAGAGCATGGACATCAAGCTACAGATTGATCAACTGCGCAAAGAGTTCGAGATGGCTAATCAAAATAACTCAAGGGTTATGGAAGTTATTGATACTTTATATACAGAGAATCAAGAACTCAAGCGTATGCTGACAATGAAGTTCAAAGACATAGACGATGAGCAATAAGAAAGTCCGTAGTGCCAAAACTCTTGCTGGCCCAGGAATTGATTTAGATTTTACTGGAGCTAGAACAACTTACGATTTCTTACAGGATAATTCATTTGTGCGTGGACTCATGGGGCCAGTAGGTAGTGGTAAGTCTTACGCTTGTGCTGCTGAAATTATGATGCGTGCTGTCAGGCAGAAACCATCACCACATGATAATGTTCGTTACACGAGATTTGTTATCGTTCGTAACTCATATCCTGAACTAAAAACAACAACAATTAAAACATGGCAAGAGATATTTCCTGAAAATACTTTTGGGCCAATGTTATATACACCACCAATAACACATCATATTAGATTGCCTAAGCGTGGTGATGCATGTGGAATAGACTGTGAGGTTATATTCCTAGCACTTGATCAACCAAAGGATGTACGCAAACTACTATCCTTAGAACTTACAGGAGCGTGGGTAAATGAAGCTAGAGAACTTCCTAAAGCAGTTATTGACGGCCTTACTCATCGTGTGGGTAGGTATCCTACTAAGCGTGATGGTGGCCCTACATGGCATGGAGTCTGGATGGACACTAACCCAATGGATGACGACCACTGGTGGTACAGACTGTCAGAAAAAGACAAGCTGTCAGGAAAGTTTGCTTGGCAATTTTTTAAACAACCAGGCGGTGTGGTCGAAGTCCAGCCTGAAGATTTACCAGAAAATCCAGAAGCCAACGATCATGTTTTCTCAGGAGGAAGATGGTGGACACTTAATAGAAAAGCAGAAAATGTAAATAACTTACCTAGTGGTTACTATATGCAAATGTTAGGCGGTAAAAACCTAGATTGGATACGCTGTTATGCTGAAGGTAAATACACTTATGTACAAGAAGGCAGACCAGTATGGCCTGAGTACAATGATCAAATGATGAGTGGCGAAGTAGAATATGATCCACAACTACCTATTCATGTTGGACTTGACTTTGGTTTAACACCTGCCGCAGCTATTGGGCAAAGACTTAACAATGGTCGATGGGTTATCTTGCATGAGATAGTGACAGAAGATATGGGATTAGAAAGGTTTGGTAATCAGTTGTTAGCAGAGCTTAATGCCAAGTACCCTAAAGCACAAGTATTAATATGGGGTGATCCTGCTGGTATGCAAAGAGATGCAATCTATGAAGTAACTGCATTTGATTACTTACGAACATTAGGATTGCGTGCGCAACCCACTGCATCTAATAATTTTAAAGTTAGACGAGAAGGTGCAGCTGCGCCAATGCAACGATTAATTAATGGTAAACCTGGTTTGATTGTGGATAAATCATGTAAGATGATAAGAAAGTCATTAGCAGGTGGCTATCATTTTAAGCGTATTGCTGTCGGTGCAGGACATGAAAGGTTTAAAGATAGTCCAAATAAAAACGAACACTCACACATTGGTGATGCTTTTGGTTATTTAATGTTGGGTGGCGGCGAGCATAAACGAATGACTAAGAACAGTTTAGCAGCTAATACAATGATTGTGCAGACTGTTGCGACAGCAGAGTTTGATGTATTTAAGTAAGACAATTGAAGTAATAAAAAAGATGCCAGAAGTTAAAGGAGCTTATTTTTTACCATTTCATGTTGATCATACTAAAAACTTTAAAGGTGCAGAAAATGACAGTAAATCGTTTTCGTTTGAAGATAGAGTCCGTCATATGGACATACAGTCTAAATGCGGCCCTAGTATTACTGCATTTGTTGGCAATACTCCTGTTGCTATCTTTGGGTGCGTTATCATGTGGCATGGTGTTGCTGAAGCGTGGTCTATATTTTCAGAGAAAGCTAGACGATATCCAATAGCTATGACTAAAAGTGCTATATCATTTTTTGATAACTGTGAGATATCATTTAGTTTACATCGTTTACAAATAACAGTAAACTCTAACGATAAGAGAGCTTTGTCTTGGGCAAAACATTTAAGTTTTGAATCAGAAGGTTTGATGAAAGAATGGAGCGCAGATAAAGATGATACATTTATTATGAGGAGAGTTTAAAATGGGTGGAGTAGTAAACGCAATTACAGGAAAAACACCAAAGCCGCCAAAAGTAACACAAACAACCGCACAAAAAGAGGCACAAGCAACTCAAGTAAGAAGTGTTGAAAATGCTGAAGAGTCATTAGCCTTTCAAAGAGAGCAAACAGCCGCTGCTACAAAAAAAGCAGAAGCAGAAAAAAGAGAAGCTGGTGAAGCATATGCAGCAAAATCTAAAGCTTTAAGAAGAGGCGGTAAAAGAACATTGTTATCTGATAGAAGATTAAATCCTGAAATGGGAATAGATGATGATGAATACAGAAAAACTTTAGGATAGCATAATGGCTTTAGATTATGGAATGGCTTTAGCTCGTGGATTAGTTGCCCCACAAAAAGTATTGCAAGATGAGGTAAGAAAGCTTGCTGGCGATCAATTTAAATCTGAAGATTGGTGGAACAAACAATTAGATCGACAGATTAAAGAAGGTTATGTTGCGACAAGAGATGTTACAGATAAGATAACAACAACAACAACAAAGTATGATCCAAATCCAGATTATAAACCTAGAGAAAAAAATCCAAAATACAATCCATTAAATTTAACTAATCCAGCTTTAGCTCCTAGCAGTCCTACAAATATAGCATCTTTTAGAGCAGAATTGCGCAGGAGAGGCGGCGCGCATAGCTTAAGTAGACAAGGTGTCTATGGTAGAGCAGCACTAATCAGGCAGCAAAGGTCTGCAAATGAGCCAGAATACTTATATGGTGATATGCCAGAATATTTTGAAAATACAACCAGTAAAGTTACATACAATACTAGACAAGTAACAGGTAAAGGCCCTTTAACAGATGCAGAATTAAAAGCAATACAAGGTCAAGCTGAAGAAAGAACAAGGCAAGCAAAAAGAAAAACTGCTGAGTTAGAAAAAGGAACTAGAAAAAAAAGAGGAGCTACTGGATTAATGGGTAGGTCTGAAATACAAAAGGCAGGGTTATCACCAGAATTACCACAGCTAGGCTTTGATGGTCTAGGCATTCAAAAAACTTTTTTAGGATAAACAATGGCAGAAGATAAAAAAAAGAAGTATGAAAAAAAAGGAATTAGTTTTGGTGAAGATGGCAAGCCAACTAAAGCTTCTATGAAAAAAGCATACGAAGATGATAAAGAATTATTTTTAGATTTACAAAATGATTATTTTACTACTAAAGGAACAATGGGAGATAATCCATTTAAGGGAGTTTTAAAAAACATTTTTGGTAAAAAGAAAAAAGAGGAGAAAAAATAATGCCAGATCATTACGGAGACATGAAAAATAAAGCTAAGAAAATTATGAAAAAGAAAAAAGGCGATTTAAATAAGGACGGCAAAATGAGTTCTTATGAAACTGCAAGATCTAATGCAATTCAAAAAAACATGAAAAAAAGGAATGCGTAATGGCTAAAGGATTATATGCAAATATGAATGCAAGAAAGAAAAAAGGGATTAGTCGTCCTAAATCTAAATCTACTATATCAGACAAAGCATATAAAAACATGTTAGCTGGTTTTCCTAAGAAAAAGAAAAAAGCATAATGGTAGCTAAGAAATATCAAAATCCAAAGGGAGGATTAAATGAAGCAGGTCGTAAATATTTTAAAAGAACTGAAGGCTCAAACCTTAAAAAGCCGCAGGGATCTGGTACGGACGGGAGGCGTGTTTCTTTTGCTGCTCGCTTTGGTGGTATGGCAGGCCCTTTAAAAGATTCAAAAGGTAGACCAACAAGATTAAAACTTGCATTAAAGAAGTGGGGTTTTGGCAGTAAAGAAGCCGCTCGTAATTTTGCAGCTAAAAATAAAAAGGCATAACTATGGCAATGATGAGATTAGATGCAAAGCAAGTATTAGCTAGGCATGATAAAGCACTAACTAAAAAAGAAGATTTTAGAAATCTTTATGATGAAGCTTACGAGTTTGCATTACCACAAAGAAACTTGTATGACGGGTATTACAATGGTGGCGTACAAGGTCAAAAGAAAATGAATCGTGTGTTTGATTCTACTGCAATAAACTCTACACAAAGATTTGCAAATAGAATGCAATCAGGCATATTCCCTCCACAAAGAAAGTGGTGTCGACTAGAGCCTGGTTCAGATATACCACAAGACAGAAAAGCAGAAGCACAAGCTGCATTAGATGCGTATAGCGATAAGTTATTTGATACATTAAAACAATCTAACTTTGATATTGCTATTGGTGAGTTTTTACTAGACTTATGCGTAGGAACAGCAGTTATGTTAGTGCAACCAGGAGACGATACAAACCCTATAAACTTTATTTCTGTACCACAATTCTTGGTTTCATTTGATGAGGGTGCTAATGGTCAAGTAGATAATGTCTATAGAAGAATGAAGCTAAAAGCAGAATCTATACAAAGACAGTGGCCTGATGCAGAACTTCCAGCAGAGCTAAAAAATCTAATAGATCAAAAACCAACAGAAGAAGTTGAGTTAGTTGAGGCAACTATATTTGATCCTGAGCGTGGTGATTATTGTTACCATGTAATTGATAAAAGAAGTAAAACAGAATTAGTGTATAGAAGAATGGATAATACACCTTGGATTGTTTCTCGTTATGCAAAAGTTGCAGGAGAAACATACGGACGAGGCCCACTTATTACTGCTATGCCTGACATTAAAACATTGAATAAAACATTAGAGTTAGTATTAAAGAATGCATCATTATCTATTAGTGGTGTTTATACTGCGGCAGATGATGGCGTACTAAATCCAAACACAGTTAAGATTATGCCTGGTGCTATTATTCCTGTTGCTAGAAATGGTGGCCCACAAGGTGAGTCTTTAAAACCATTGCCAAGAGCAGGTGACTTTAATGTATCACAAATTATTATGGATGATTTAAGAACTAACATTAAGCGTACATTATTAGACGAATCACTACCACCAGATAATATGTCAGCACGATCAGCAACAGAAGTTGTAGAGCGTATGAAAGAGTTATCACAGAACTTAGGTTCTGCATTTGGTCGTTTAATTAATGAAACAATGATTCCTGTTGTAAAGCGTATGCTACAAGTCATGGATGAAAAAGGATTAATTGCTTTACCATTAAGGGTAAATGGATTAGAAATAAAAGTATCACCCGTTGCACCATTAGCAATGGCACAGAATATGGAAGAAGTGCAAAACATATTACAGTATGCACAGATTGCACAAAATTCTGGCCCTGAAGGAGCAATTAATATTAAAGTAGATGAAATGATGGATTACATTGCTGAGAAATTAGGTGTACCACAAAGACTTAGACCAACACCTCAAGAGCGTATGATGATGAAACAACAAATGCAACAACAAGCTCAACAACAACAAATGATGCAGATGGCAGCAGAAAATCCTGAAGCAACTGCACAAGTAGTAGAAGCAGCAACACAACAACAAGGATAAATTATGGCTGGATGGGATGACTTAGAACAATCATTACCACTTGATGTGCGTGATGTTAAACAACAAAGAGACGATACAGACCGATTATGTTTAAGAGTATTCGGTAATGAGAACGGAATAGAATTAATGGAATGGTTACGCAAAACCATTTTAGAGCAACCTGTAGCCTTGCCAGGTAGCGACTCTAGTTATGCATTTTATCGAGAAGGGCAAAATTCAATAATTAGAGATATAGAAGCAAGGATAACTAGAGCAAGGAAATTATAATGGAAGAAGCAATCGAGCCTAGTACGACTGAAGAAACTTCGGAAGAGGTAACTGAAGAAACAACTGGCCTACTCGACGATGCAACACCAGAAGAGGAAGTCAGTGCAGATCCAAAAGAAACAGAAATCGATCATCGTGATCCTGAAGTAGTAAAAGCAGAAGAAGGAGATGATGAGCCATTAGAAAGACCAGAATGGTGGCCTGAAAACTTTTGGAAGGAAGATGGAGCAGAACCTGATTTAGAAGGTATAGCTAAATCTTGGATGGATTTAAGAAAGCAAATATCACAAGGAACACATAAAGCACCAAAAGATGGTAAGTATGATTTAGGTGCATTTGGTGAAACGCCTGAAGATGATCCTGTTAAACAACATGTTGTTGGATGGGCAAAAGAAAATGGTATTAGTCAAGCTGCACTAGATTCATTAGTTAGTGAAGTTGTTGGAATGAATCAAAATGCTACAGAAGAATACCAAGTTAATTTAGAAGAAGAAAGAAAACAACTCGGCCCTAACGCTGATGCTAGAATTAATGGCATGGTTAAATGGGGTGCTGGATTAGTCCAGAAAGGCGTGTGGGGAAAAGACGACTTCGAAGAGTTCAAAATAATGGGAGGTACGGCAAGAGGACTTGCAGCTTTAGAAAAAGTTAGAAGTTCTTATGAAGGTCGTATTCCTATAGAAACTGCCCCAATAGATGGTGCGCAATCAAAAGAAGAACTATACGCTATGGTCGGAGATGAAAAATATCAAACTGATCCTGTATACAGAGCCAAAGTAGAAAAAGCTTTTTC